CTCCGGCAGCAGATGTTTTCTCGGCATACGGCGAAGTATCTCCCGAACTGCGAACTTGATTGGAACAAACAACAAGAAACTTTTTTTCCGTAATCACACGACAGGTTTTTCGTAGTTGTTCTGAAAACTCCTTTGCTCTTCGCATTCCCATCTTATCTCCGTCTTTACTTTCTAATTCAAGATTGGTAGAAAGAGCGGCAAGCGAATCTACAAAAACTCCATGCAAATTTCCTTCAGGTTCTGGTTCCCACTTTCGTATCGGTTCAAATACTTCAGGTATCGTATCAGGATGATCAATTTCCATTTCTTCCACATCAAGATCGAACATCGTAGCAAATTGCCTATTCAATCTTGCTTCGGGATCACGAAAGAAAATAGAACCACCCTGCCTTTGTACTGCACCTGCTATCTGACATAACACAACTGTTTTCCCACTACCTGATGGGCCGAATGCTTCTACAAGAACACCGCCGGGTAACCCGCCTCCTCTTACTCTACCGCCGGATATTGCAAGGTCGAGCAAAGTAGAACCAGTGGAAACAACATGCGCAAAATCACCGTCATACTCTTTTTTCTTTTCTGGCGGTTCATTCATTCGTTGCTTTATTTGAGTAGTTACATCATTTGGTGTTAGTTTTCTCTTTTTCTTCACTACCATTACCAATCTCCTCCATGCGTTTGATGATAGCTTCGATGTGGTCCATCGCTAATTTTTTCTTATGGAGTTGTATACTCACAATGGATGTATATTGCTCCATCGGTATCTTATCTGCCTTAAGAAGCAGCAATCGTTTTGCAATATCGTTCACCATCGAAGCTACTGAAGGAGCCTCTTTGCTTAGTTCCTTTTCCACTAGATCACAGATGATATGTGATCTAGATAAACCCTTGTACACTGTGTACAGGCTGAATTTATCGGCAAGGGCAAGGGGGAGGTACCCCCCTGCCATCTTTTGCCGATCAAGAAGAATTTCTTTTTCTACGGGTTCAGTCTTTTTCTTCTTAATCGTTTTCGGCATCACTAATCCTCCTTGGCGTCCATGCAATCATCCCATTTAGGGCAATCATCGCATTCGTCGTGTTCCTCACAATCTTTTCCGAATACGTACCCGTGCGGGCATTTATTCTTTCCAGCTTTCTTTCCTACTTTTTCTTCCTTTTTCTCTTTCTTTGCAGGAGCGGTTTGCTGTTTCTTTCTGCCCGTACCATCACACGGTTTGCACACCCCGCCTTTAGAGTTTTTACCAGTACCCTTGCAGGCTACACATCGTTCTTTTTCAGGGATTTCCTCTTCTTCCTCTTCTTCCTCTTCCTCTTCTTCCTCTTCTTCCTCTTCTTCCTCTTCTTCCTCTTCTTCCTCTTCTTCCTCTTCTTCCTCTTCCTCTTCTTCCTCTTCTTCCTCTTCTTCCTCTTCTTCCTCTTCTTCCTCTTCTTCGGAAGCTGTGGTATCCTCATCGTCTTCATCTTCATCTTCATCTGAAGTATCGTCTTTCTTCTTATTCGATTTTGCCATATTCCTTACTGACGTTCCGTACTCTTCATCCTCATCTTCCGTTTCATACTCGAAGAATTTAGCCTCAAGTTCATTATAGGAAAGCACTTGAAGAATCTCGTCCAGATTTGGAACGTCTTTCAAATCCTTTTCCTTATACGGTTTATCACGTTCCTCAAAATCAATTCTGGAAGTAGAGGCGTACTTGTTCTTCCCGAACTGCTCTTCGCTGAAACGGATTTTCAAAGTAAGTCCTTCCTCTGTATCAGGGAATACCGCGTTTTCCTCGTTTTCTTCAAGTTCCTCATTCAGCTTATCCTGAAAAAGATATTGAGAAATATCCCAGATATGCGGCTTTTTCTCATGATCTTTCAAGTTCAGCGGTACGACTACATACAGGTTCCTAAGAGAAGGCTTAAGCGCCTTCAGTTCTTCATCTTCCGCATCTCCATCTTTCACTCTTTTTGCACGGTGGTCACAGATAGGACACTTCTTTCCGAAAGTAGTGAGGCATACGAATGTTTCTTTGTTCGCTCCGATCCCTCTGTGTACTTTATACGGCTTCTTATACCACTGCTCTCCAACAGTAGCAATACCAAGATCCACATTCTTATCCATGTGCTTCGGGTCTGTAACAGTGTACGGAAGAATGTCGAGTGAAACCCTAGAACCAGGCTCTTCTTTGAATATCCGAATGTTCCTTGGCAGATTCAGATAACCGTATTTAGAACCCTGTGCTTTTTGCTGTTTCACGTTGCCCGCCACCGCTGCTCTGAACTTACTTCCTCCGCTTTTCTTTCCAAGTTTCGCCATACTTATTATTCCTCCTCGTGGTGTATTGTATGAATAGGTCCTTCACAATCAGGATCCTCACAGTCGTTGCAACCTATTACAAAACGGGCATCGGTAATATGTTCACAATTTACACAACCCTCTTCTGGGTACTCTCTGCATTGAAAATAGGGCATGTACTATTCCTCCTCCTTCTCTTCATCCTCCGTTTCTACGTTTTCTCCTACTTTCTTTTTCGCAAAATCATCGAATGCGTTCAACCAGGCTGTCATTTGTAACCGACTATATAGATACACGAAAAACGGAATCACAAACGCACAAAGAACACTTATGAAAAGGATTTGGGCAAACGTCACTATGCTTTCCTCGCTTTCTTCTTAACCATAGAAGCGGCAACGGTCTCATTCACTTTCTCATTTTTCCGCGTCCTTTCTTCTGTGAGATTTCTAGGGATAGACGGCCCTGCAAAATACTGCATACCATGTAGCTTGACTAATCCATCAAGTGTATCTTTTCTGGAAGCGATAGCATCGAATGCCGATTTAGCCATGCCGTACCTATACTGTGCTTCAACTACTTCCTCCGCGGCTTTCTTGTAAGAATCTTGCAGGATGATTGTATCTGCTACAAGATTCTCGGTTATCTTGCCCAAACCAAATGCATCAGGATCTGCTCGGATCTCCTTACTTAGTTCAGCCTTAACAGCGTCAAGCTGTTCCTTCGTATAGTCAAGTTCTTTCCTAGCTTCACTTACCACATCTCCGTATTTCTTCATCAGGATCGGCTGTTCAAGCAATTCTACATCAAGGGCAGTTTCGTCAATGTTTACATCAAGATTGTACTCCATTATAATTCTCCTTTCTTAGTTTATTTTCGTTGCTACACTATATAATACAATCTGCTTTTATCCTATTTAGATCAATTTTCTCCGCAAACAATAGAAAAACATGCAAACGTAAGTCCTGGAAATCCCGTATTGTAGAACGGCTCTATGAATTGTTCCATAACTAATCCTGCTTGCATGTTCTCTCCCTTAAGGAGAATTGTGTTGCAGTAGCTAAGAACCAGCCTGCGAATTGATTCAGGGTCTTGATCTTTCAACTTAGTAAGAATTCCCGCTACTTTCTTCCAAGGTGCTTTTTGCATAAGAACACGGCATAATTCAATAGCATCTGATTGTACCTCAGCCGCTCTCTTTGCAACTTCTATCCGCATTTCAGCAGGTACACCAAGCACCTGATCCAATATCTGCAACGCATTTCTTGGATGACCCTGACTATCCATGATAATCTGTTCATACACTTCTTTAGTCAATTTCTGTCCTTCTGCTTTTACGACGGAACGAAGCAAGGTCATCATTTCTGAATCTGTTAACTGTTTCACCTGATACTGTGAACATCTTCCTTTTATCGTTGCGATCAATTTCTGTGGGTCTGTCGTAGCCAGTACATAGTAAACATGCGAAGGTGTATCTTCCAACGCTTTTAGTAGTGCGGACTGGGCATCATTGGTCATTTTATGAACTTCATCCAGTAACCACACTCTACATTTACCTGATAAAGGTTTATACTGCGATTGCCTGCGTATTTCCCTTACTGTGTCAATCCCTCGAAAATCAGCACTATCTACCTCCTTAAAATCATCTTCTGAACAACCAAGTTCCGTAGCGATGATTCTACCAAGGGTAGTCTTACCACACCCAGTTGGTCCGTGCAATAGAAAAGCGTGTGGATGATTCTCTTTGCTTATATCCGCTTTCAGCGCCGTGACCACTTCTACATTTCCTACTACCGCGTCGAATGTGCTTGGGCGGTACTTATGATACAGCGGCATAACTACGCCTCGTCGAACGGCAACCGTAGCTGGAGATCGTCTATCTCCTCTGACTGAATAGGAGTAGCGAGACCAAGCGCTTGTCTAAGATCGTCTACTGCACATGGATCGACCATACCCACAACGGCTCCGTCGATAATCCGTATAAGCAAATGATTGAATCCATCCTCGCTGTACTTGCTCGGGTATTTTACTATGGTGAATTTCATTATTTTTGTCCTCCTCTTTCTTTACATTCTGTGCATCGCAAGGGTTTCTTATTCTCGTTGAACAACCGCACCTCGAACAACCCGCATCCGTACACTGTCGAATCATAGGTACTTAGATGCATGTACATATCAGGATCGAGGTGACGGCAGTTCATACACAGGCGTTTGTGCATCGCAAGGGAGCCTTTGACAATCATAATCTTCATACGACTTCCCAATCCTCATCATCAGGATTGCAATCCTTTTTATACGCTTCTTCTTCGCCTGGATATATCTCATCCACTACCGCTTCATCTTTCATACAAATATCTAGTCTCATCAGTTTTCCTTTTTCGTTGATAGGAAGCGGGCCTTCGTATATCCCGCACCAATGAGAGTCACTGGAATTTTTGTTAGGAGCGGGTTCATAGACTACTCCATGACAGTTTCCACATTTCTTCTTTTTGCAGTTAATTTGAAGGATCGGTCTAATTTCCCGTTTCATACGCACCACCCCTATTTGAAATGGTAATCTTGCTTCTCATTCCATGAACTATCTACTGGACACACCTCTGCTTCTACTTCAAGCGGCACATTGATCCAAGTCCAGTGCTTAGATAAATCTTCGCATGTCACTTTATGTACCGTAGACGCTACCATGTCTAGTTCGTCTGGATGAACGTCCAATACCATCGCATCATGTATCTGCCCGATCAATCGTGAACGCCAGTTCTGTTCTCTGGATATCCGGTCAACTTGAATGAACGACCATAACAGACAATGAAAAGCGCTTCCTTGAATCGGTATGTTGATACACTCGTTCCGTCGCATTATCCCTGAACAACGGAAACCTGTGTACATGCTGACATAACCATTCTTCTGATACCCTTCCCACCACTTGTCTTTCCACCGTGTGTACACCTTGAATCGCTTACTCCAGAAATGGTTCTCGATCTTTTGTATGTGCGCCTCGAACTTATTGTAGGTGTCGATCCCTTTAGCAATAAGATGGTCAGAAAGATGTCCATCTCCGTACTCTATTCCTTGTCCTGCGCTCCACTTACCTTTAGACAACCCACACCATTTGCACGCTATATTCTCCGCGCAATTCACATAGTAATCACCGTAGAATTGCGGGAATACGAAACCGTTCTTAGCTGCTTGCCGCATGGTCTTGTGAGAAGCAATGCTCTTGTCCAGTTTATCTAGGATGAATATTTGACAAGCCATATCCCCGTGCATGTCCGATGTTGGATCTTCGATGTACTTTCTCATAACCGGGTCATGATGGTAACACTCGCTGATTCTTACTTCCACTCCTGAATAGTCTATTTCAAGTAGCTGATGACCTGGCTTAGGAAATATCGCTTTGCGAGTAATTTCCATTGCCTCTTTATCCCGCTTGGGAATATTTTGGAAGTTAGGCCGCTCCGATGAATTATGTACACATATCTGGTTGACGATGAAGTTATGGTACTTCTCAACTTCTATATCGTACACATCTACTGCTTCATCCAAATACTCCACCTTTGTAATAATATGGTTTCCTACTTGAAATTCTCCGAATTGATTCGCCCATTTTCTAGTAAATGGGATACCATTGTACTCGTATAAACGTTTCAATGAGTAGTACCCTAAATTCAATTCCTTCTGTACTGTCGCAATTCCTTTTTCGGAAAGTATCCGTAATCTTTTCTTACTGATATATTTACCTTCTTTGTCATATCGGATTTTAATAAGTATGGAATCAATCCCATATTCTTGTAAATGTCGTTTCATAACTCCAAAATCAAAGTTTGGATTTTTAGATATGATCCCTTTTGATTTAGCCAATATACGAATACAAGTGAATCGACTCCAACTAATAAATGCAGGATGCTCCTTTCCTCGTTTATATGGAATTTTGTGCCTGTGCTTTCTTAATGTTTCTATCCGTTTTTTCTTAATTTCTTCCGAAACATTCACACAATGGTATGCTGAGTGTTCACGTTTACTCAATTTTTCCAAATTACGTATATCATGGTTCAAATGATTTCCATCTTTATGATGCACCACATCCTGCGAGTTTAGTATACCAATAAAGTTTTCGTAAATGAAACGATGCTCCAG